GCGTCGATTCCGCCCCCGAAATTCGCCCGTCAATGCTTTTTTTGAGCGCGTCCCAGAATTCGAGCGTCGGGCGAATGGCGTTCCCTTGCTCGTCCACGCGCAGCCGCAGGTTCCCCTGCGCATCCGTGTCGAAGGGGTTGCGCATGGGGGGCTGTCCTTCAAGGACCGCCTCGGCGTTGCTCTCCTCGATCGCTGAGGGGATCGCACGGCTGACCCAGGGATGATTGATCAGCTCCGCAAGCCTATCGTTCCAGACGCCGCCCGCGCCCTTCTCCATCGCGCGGTCATAGGTGACGCGGTTGGTAGCCTTTGCCGAGGCGTCGATTGCCTTCTTTGCCTCGTGCGCGTCAGGATAGTTTTGCATCTCGGAGAGGAAATCCGCCGTCCGGTCGCGGCGCGTCCCGGCGCGCATCCCGATCGTCCTGTCCAGCGTCTCCTGCGCCTCCGGCGAGAAATTCGCCGCGGTGCGCGCGAGGCGCGTTGTGGCGCGGCCGCCCCCGAGGTCCATTGTCCGGATTGGCTGTCCGCGTTCCTCTGCGGCCTGCATTTCCTCTTCGGTCAAGCCGTGCCCGACGTCCTTGCGGAGCGCCGCTTGAACTTCCCGAGCGGCAGTAAGGTCGGGGTCACGCGCGGCCTCGAACGCTCTGCGCGTGGGATAGGTGACGCCCTTGGCGACTGCCCCGACGCCCTTGGCAAGTTGCGCGGCGGCCCCGACCGGATTGGTGATGCGGCCGGCAAGGCTCGCTATCTCCCCGGCGTGCCCAACGATGCCCGGCACCCGCGCGGCTAACCCGCCGCCCCCGGACAGCAACATGGAAAAATCCCCGAGAACGCCAACCGGGTCTTCGGCGATGGCCTTCTTGAACCCTTCCTCGCTGCCGTAACGACCCTTGTAGAAGTCCTCGACGGCTTGGGCGTGGGGACGATAATCGTTGTGGCCTGGGTCTCCCGTCACTTGCTGAAGAAGGCCGCCGGCCAACATCCCGACGTTCTGCGCCGTGTCGATCGGGTGCAGGAAGGGCTGCGCCACCCCTTTCGCAAATTCCACGGCGCTGCCCCGCGTGTTCTGAAGCGCCTGACCGGGGACATCGCCCCAGGACATGGGCGCGGCGCCAGGAGATTGGGCGCCTGTGCCGTATTTCGCCCAAGGGCCGTCCTCAGCGGCGGCGGGCGCGCTGTAATTTTCCCACGGCCCGGCCATCAGTCGACCTTTTCCCAGCTTTCCTTCTTGGACGGATCGCCGCCCTTGAAGCGATAGCCCTGCTCGACGTGTCCGACCTTCGGGGCGTTTCCAGAAGGAGCCGCCGCTCCCTTGCCGCCGAAGAACTCCATCGTCCCCGGCGCGAGCATGTTGTCGAAGTCGTCGCGACTGGTCCCGCTCTCATATTGCTTCTTGAGCCCGTGAAGCTGGCCTACCGCGAGCTTGCGATATTGCTCGATCACGCCACGAAGCTGCGCCGGGCTGCTGGCCTTGTCGATCGACTTCTTGATCTCCTCGCGGTCGCCGAGCGCGCCGCCGCCGCCCACAATCGCCTTGACCAATTCGTCGCCGACAAGCGCCTTCGTCGCGTCGAAATTCGTCGGCGCCGTCCCGCCGGTTTGCTGGGCGTAGAATTGAGAGGCCTGGTTGAACAGTCGCAGGTCGCCATTTTTGAGCGCGTCGACCGCATTGCCGAGAACGCCAAGATGATCGACGAGCACGTTGAAGGATCGAATCGCCTTTCCCTCCGGGCCGCTCGTGAATTTCGTGAGCGCCGCGCCTTGCGAGTGGAAATCCTGCGCCGCCTTCGAGACATCCGCCGCCGTCGCCTCGGGATTCTCCTGCAGATATTTCGACATGAACATGGCGATGCCGGAACGCGCGCCGCGGCCAGACTGAACGAACTGCTGAATCTGTTCTGCGCTCGCGTCAGGATTCTCGGCCAAGAAGCGATTGAGCGCGACATTGGCCGCGCCCGCCTGCGGGGCTTGATAGACGATTCGTCCCGACGATCTATCGACCCCCATCTGCCCAGGACGGACTTCCTCTGTCCCCGTCGAAGCCGCGATGCGGTCGCGTTGGTCTTCAAGCGCCCTGATTCTCTCTCTGGCGGCAGGGTTCCCAGAGAAGCGCTTGATTTCCTCGTCGATAGCCCAAATCGCTTGCTGAGGCGTCATCCCGCGAGGAAGGGGGTATTGCGGGACGATCGGCCCTGGGCCGCCAACGCCCTCCTGCGGGCTGGCGAGGGGCTGTGTGAGCGCTTGCGCGAACTGCGGCGCTGGCTGTCCCGTGCGCTGGCTAGGCCCACGCCCCCCATCGTCGGCGCGCGGGATCGTCACGCCAGCGGAGGCGCTGACGGGCGGGACTGACGGTTGCGCGTCGCTCATCGTGCCGGTCTCGAGACTAGCTGTTTTCCCCCTTGCATTGAGATACGTCAGCGCGTTCTTATATGTTGGCGTCCTCTGCGCGTGGAAAATATTCGGTTTTCCGTATTCGCGCCAATGTTCGGCAACCCACTCGTCGAACTCCGCCTGACCTTGCGGCGAGCGGAATTGAGCGAGCGTCATCCCCTTCTCAGCCATGAATGTGTCGCCGAGACCTCTGACCCGGTTGCCCCCGCCAGCGAGACCGCCGACATGGCCTTGAAAGACGCCAAAACTAGAACCGGCGTCGCCGACAGCGCCAGGCTTGAGTGCGCCCTCGGCTATTCCGGTTGCGATGTATTCGTTCGTCTCGGCGGGAGAGAGCCCGTATTTCGAGGCGTTATTCCGAAGTCTCTCAATGACCGCGCCGCGGTTGGACGGATAGACGCCGGGCTGAACCGCAGGGGAAGGCTGCCCCGCCGGGGCCGGGGGAACCGCGGCGCCATTGAACAGCGAGCTCGGTTGACTAGCCTGCTGAAGCTGTTGCTGTTGAAGGCCGAATTGAGCCGCCTGCGGATCGAACTGCCCGCCGCTCAATTGCGCTCGCTCGATTCCAGCGTAATCGATCGTCCCGTCAGGCTTGACGAAGTTCCCGCTGGCGAGAGCTCTTGCCGCTGCGTCTTGCCGTTGCGCCTGTTGCAACGCCAGTTCCTGCATCTGCGCATTGCGCGCGACTTCCGGCAAGCTGCCAAGGAGCTGCCCGAAGTAATCATAATTTGGCGTTGGGTAAGACGGAGGAGGGACGAAGCCAACCATCAAGCGTCCTCCAGGAATCCCGCCAGTTCCGAGGCGTAGTCGGTGGCCTTGCCGTAGTCGACGGCGAGGAAGCCGCCGAAGTCCGCGACCGCTTCAGGCTTCGTCTCGGCGACCTCTTGCGCGAGAAGGCCGATGTGCGTGCGGTCGTCGCCCTTGTAATTGTAGCGGTAAATCTTGCTGCCATCGAAGAGCTCGCCAACCGGCTCGATGTCTTCCTTCAACCGCTCGTCGCTGAACGTGAAGAGCGAGCCGATGCCGCCGGCAAGGCCGCTGGCGAGCTGGCTGAGAAGACTTGTTGATTTCGGCTGAACCGGCCCCGTCGCGCCGACTGGGCTCGTCGAATACGGCGTTCCTAGGAGAGAGGCGCCGGCTCTCAAGCCGTTGCCAAGAAGGCTCTGCCCTAGCCCCTGATTCGCGATGTCGGCGTTCGCTTGCGCATTGCCGTATCCAGAAATCAGGTCCAGCTCGTTCTTGTTCAAATTATTGTAAACGCCCGCCTCGTTCGCCCCGAGATTGGAATAGAGGTTGCCAATCCCGCCCGCCGTGTTGCTGGACAGGTTCAGGAAGGGCATGAGCTGATTTACGTAGTTGCCGTAATTCTGCTGCGCGAGGCCTTGCCCATATTTCTGGAGCGCTAGCGCCTGATTGCCGGAGCCGAGCGTCCCGTTCGCCGCCGCCGCCGCATTGATGGCGTTGTTCCCCTGCCCCAGCGTGAACTGATAGCCGGGCATCGTAGCCAGGGCGGCTTGCGCGTTCTGCGATCCAGCGGGCCCGTTGAGGCCGAGCAGGTCCTCGAGCCTCGAAACGCCGCCCTGCGCTGTGTTCCAGTTCGACTGGAAATAGGGGAGCGCCTGATTGGTCGTCGTCTGCAGCGCATTAAGGGCGCTGTTGGCGTTGTTCTGCGAGGCGCCGAGGCCCTGCATCATCGCTTGCTGTTGGGCCTGCGCGGCATTGCCAGCGCCGCCAAAGAGATCGCTCAAGAAATTCGCCATCTAGGCCACCCTGATCCTGACGCCGCCAGAGGAATGATAGAGACCATTGAGAGGGACACCGGCCGCCGCCGCTTCGGCGTCGTTCTGGGCCTCCTTTAGAGGTCCAAAATTCCCCTTCGACATAGCGTCCATGGCCTGCCCGAAAGCGAGCGTCGGGCGTCCCTTTTCATCAATCCAGACATGCGCGATGTCCGGGAGGGGGTTGTTCTTCGTCGCCATCAAATTCCCGCCGCCCTGATGCCGCTCTGCATCGTTCCCCCAAGCAGGCTCGCGTAAACCGGGTCCGTAATGTCCACGCGCCAGCGAGCGCCCATCGTCCCGCTAAGACCCATGCTCGTCACGCTAGCGCGTGCGCGCTGCGTCTCCTGCTGCGATCCTAGTTGACGAATAAGCGGGTTGCCCCAATTCTTGCCGCCATCCCTTGAACAGGAGATCGCTACAGACGGGCTCTGCGCATTAGTAGGCGACGTGAGATCGGCGACGGAGCCGCCAGAAACATAGGCGTGGGAGAACGCGCTGCCTTGCAGGACGATATTCTGCCAGTCGACAACCGTAATCACCCAATTTCCATTCGCTTCGGTCGTTCCGACGATTCCGGAAACCGTCACCGTGTCACCTGTGGCCATGCGGCTCGCGTCACGCACCGAGAGCTTGATCAGACCGCCGGAGCTCGAGGCGCCTGTGACGGCAGTTGTCACCGCTCCTACCGCCTGGCCGACGCCAAAGACGAAATCGAAGTCGGCGCGCGCGATGCGGACTTGGGCGGGAAACGCCTTCACCGCCGCCGACTCGACGCGGTAGAGCATCGGCGTTCCAAGCTCGGTCGGATTCGTGTCGTCGGAGAAGACGACCGCGCCCGATTGCTGGTCCCCAAGAAGCCACTTCCCGAACGCCGGATGTCCGCCCGTGCCGCGCCATCTTCCATAGGCGCCGGGCGACAAAAGCGACGTGCGCTCGTTCCACTTCTTAGTTTGCAGGTTAAATTCCCACGTCCAATCCGGCGAAGAGAGCGTCCAGAATTTCTTGCCGCCAGAGATGTAGCATCCGGCCTCGAGTGTGTTGCCGGCGGAGATCTCGGCCTCAATGAGCTTGTCGAGATCTGGGGGGGACACCTTGTTTTGCGATAACGACCCCGAAGTTACCCAATAGACACCGCTGTCCTGGGCGACCCAGAGAAGTTCAGAAAACCCAGTCTCCCACCCAGCAATGGCCGTGCTTTGCGCGAGCCCGAACTCGAGCACAGAGAGACGGGAATAGGGGAAATTCGGCGAGGCGAGAGCTGCGTCTTGCCACAACTCGCAGGAGCCAGTCGTGAAAAAGAACATGATCCCCGAGAAGGGAATGGCGCGCAATAGCGTCACGTCGGCTTTCGCTTGAATCGTGATCTGCGTAAGCGCGCTCATGATCAGGCTGTTGAGCAGCGTCGCCAAAACATTGCCGTTCGGGAAGGTGAAGAACAAATATCCGTCTTGGAATGCTACCGAATTCGGCGTCCCCGTCATGGCGCCTTGACCCGTATAAGCAGTCGGCGTTCCGGAGAACGCCCCATAGGTTCCGGTCCCGCCGCTCAAATCTCCGCTTGCCGGCGAGAGAGAGACAACGCCCGCGCCCCCGCCGGGGATGATTCCAAAGATGATCGCCGCCCAATAATTCACGGAGCCCGTGATGGTGGGGTTGAACGTCACCGCCGATTTCGAAGTGTTCAACTCATTGCCGCCAGCGGCGACACCAGTAAGCGAACTAGGGAAAGCCGCGCTGACCAAATTGGGTGGCGTTGAGAATCCGGACGCCTGTGTGTATGACCCACCGCCGTTGCCGTCGAAAGCAAGAAAACCGATCATCAACTCATATTGCGATGTTGGGACGCCTGACGTGACGCTTGGGCTTGTCGACGTCCCCGCCGCCGTGGCGACCGTCGCCGTATCTATGGGAGAAGTTGACCGAGCCCCCGTCACATAGAAGACGGACATCGCGACATAGGACCCGCTCGACGCCTTCGTGTATGTTATCGTCGCTCCCGACAGAGCCGATGAATTGGGAAAGTAGAAGAACTGCCCATATCCATTTGACCCGCCGCCCAAAAGCTGCTGCGTTCCAAACGTATACGACCCATTCACAGAATCTGAGCAAGACCCTCCATGTGTCCCGTCATCGACGTTGACGCATACGACAATCATAGAACCTGCGGGAGCATTGACCCCCGTCAGCGCGCACGTTGGTCCAGAATTACTCGCCGCCGTCCCAATATTCGTCGCAGCGGGCGCAATAGCATTTTGTTGCGAGGAGATGACAGATGTCTGGTTCCCGATCGTTCCCTGGTGGCTCGCCGTAATCACATTGCTCAGGACGGTCGACGTCAGATTGTTTGCGCTAAGAACCGTATTAGCATTGATGAGCGCGTTCAGACCGGCGGCGATGGTCGTATTCGTATCGCCTGGCCCGATCGTATAGGTGACTGAGACCGGAAATCCGGTCGGATCGAGCGCCGACAACGCCGGATTTGTAAAGACCAGCGTAATCGTTCCGCCCGTATTGAACAGAGCCGATAGAATGGTGATCGTCGCCGTCGCGGCCACCACCGTGGCGCTCCCCAGCACATAGGCGCCGTTGTCAACGTCGACCGCCACCACGTCGGGGATTGGCGAGGCCTGATTGCGTGCTATCGAGACATTTTTCGTTCCGGGAAATGTGCCGATCGACGTCACGACGCCATTGGTGTCGACCTTTGAGGCATTCCCGGACCAACACTCGAAGGACTGGCTATCGACGACAAGACCGCCGCGGTAGCCGCTCTGCGCCGTCAATGCGTGTAGAGAGATGCCGGCCGAGCGAATGCGCTTGATCTTTCCGCCGCGCGGGTCGCCCATGATATCGGCGAAGCAATTGACGAGGCGCCCTTCGCTCTCCTGAGAATCAGTCCCTGGGAAGGTGGACTCCGGCCAAGGGATTTGGACGGGCGCGGCATTCAAAACGAGTACGTCCTGAGTTCCTCGCCGGTCGGGCGACCGCGATTCATAATCTTGAGGCTCTTCGCCGCCACACCTCCGCCGACCGGAACCGCGCCCGCGCCGCCGAGGCCGAGATTGACGAGGCCCCCTAATTCATCCGTGGCGACGCCGAAATCTTGCGCGATCTCACCCACGACGATCGCCGCAAGATCCGTGAACCACTCCCCGGGGATTTGCGTTGGATCGGGGACATAGACAATCTCATGCGCCGCCACCTTGTCGAAGACGGCGGCGAGCGAATTAATCACCTTAGCGACGTCTTCAGGCGCCACCGGCTGACCGATCGCCAGAGCGCCAAGCTTCGAGAGAACCTTCAGCGCGAGGTCGTTCTGGTTATAGGTCGCCATGCGTTAGGCCCGCCAAGGAAGCTCGAGAATGCCGTGACTGATCCAAATCTCCGCCACCTTGGACGGGTCAAGACCTTCGGCGCGGCTCAATTCGCGTAGCTTCGGTTCGACGAGAGTCCCGAGCCACTGGATATCGTCGAGACCGATTTCGCATTCCTGCCGCAACGTACGGTCGCCCGCCCAATTTCCCACGAGCTGGTCGACGCTGCGCGTGTCCTTGAGCCAGCGCACGACATGCGCCCGATACTCCTTGGCGTTCACCGGCGGCGCCAACGGGTCTTTCTGCGGCTTCCCCTCGCCGACATGAAAGAAGCGATTGCCGCGCGCCGCCTCGACCATTGATTGATCGGTGACGAAAACAGGCTCCCCGGCGTTGAAGGTGATTCCACGCCATACGGCGTAGTCAGGATCACCGCGCCCCGGGAAATATGTGACGTGCTCGCCGTCGAATTTATCGTTCATCTGAACTTCCTCTACTGGCGAAGAAAGCGGGAGCGACGCCCCCGCCTTCCTAGGCCTACCCTTCGGCCAGGCCATTAGCGGTCAATGTTCGCGGCGTAGACGATCACAAAGGTCGCAACCCCCGTCGTCGCGGCCGTTCCCGTCTGCGCGAATTTCGCGTAAAGCGGGACATCGCCATTCAACGCTGTCTGATAGGTGGTGTTCCCGGTAATCGCCGTCGCCAGACCCGCCGCCGTCGTAAGATGGCTGATGCCGGTCCCAATCGTCGTGGTGTGATTGCTGACGCAGGCCGTAGCGGTGCCGCAGTCCGCGACGATCTCATTGGCGCTCGATTTCGTGGCGCCGAGCGTGAGCAGATTCGTCGTCGCCGCGTTGAACGCCGTGGTCACGGATACGTCGATCGCCAAGATATAGGCGTTCTTCGGAACCGTCGCGAACCAAACGCCGCTCGCGATACCGGGGTCGTTGAAGTTGACCGTCACGCGCAAGAAGCAGAGGTTTTGCTCTCCGCCGCAATCACGCGTTGTGATGATCTTGTTCGGATCGGTGACTAGCGCCATCGACGGCGCAGTCGGGGCGATGGAGAACGCCGCGAAGAGCAGCGCCGCCAAAGCGAGATTGAGGAGTTTCTTCATCTCGTTTCTCGTGGTTTTGAGGAAGAGGGAAAGGCGGCGCGCGACGGCGCCGCCCTCATTCATCAGAGATCGGCGACCGCCGGGAAGAAGCCTGTGAAGACGCCCCATTCCTTGAAGTTTCCTGCCGCGTTCTTCTTGGCGAGCTTTCCGATGCCGTAGGCCATCTTCACG